ACGCAAGTACCAACGCTATTACAAGTATCACTTTATACCTTGACCAAAATGTTAATTATAATTCAGGTCAAGTTCTGTTATATGGAGTCAAATAATGAATACATACAAAAAAACAGTTGTAAATTGTGAAACTGGTGAAATATTTGAAGTAGATTTAACACCAGAAGAAATAGAAATAAATCGTATAGAAGATGAAAAAATAGCAAATGCAAAAGCCGAAGCCGAAATAAAAGAACAAGAGATTAGAGAAAATGAAATTAAAAAAGAAATTGCTAAATCAAAGTTTGCTGAACTTGGAATTACAGAAGATGATTTAAGGGCGTTGGGGCTATAAAATGTCAACAATTAGTTCAACAAGTAAAGTTTTATATATGTATGATCAAGTTACCGATACTTGGTATGCTGCTGCTGGCGTAGCAAATTCTAATGTTCCATATAACTGGACACAAGTTCATACATTTGGAAATGTTGTAACCTTTAATGATGTTGTTCGTGCAAAAGCAGGAGTTAATAGATTTCAAAATCCATCTACAAGAGATTCTATCATAACCTCTCCAACAAAGGGAACAGTATGTTTTGTTGAACAAACAAATGGCGGAACAAATCTAAATCAAGTTCAAATATACAATGGAACGTCTTGGGTAGGAATGCTAGACACAACAACGTTAAGTGTAAAAACAAATAATTATACTTTAGATATTTCAGATGCAGGTCAAACAATATTGGTAAATTCTGATAGCAATATTACAATTACTATTCCGCCAAACTCTTCCATGCCTTTTGCTACTGGACAAAGATTGGATATTGTAAGACTAAATACTGGAGGCGTAACTATTGCTGAAGGCGTTGGCGTAACAGTTAATAGTAAAAATTCTAATAAAAAAATTGCTGCAAGGTATTCTGGCGCAACTCTTATCAAATATGATACGAATACCTGGATACTTATTGGCGATTTGACAGCATAGGTAATCCCATGTTAGGATTCCTTGGCAAGTGGGCATCATCAAAAGGTATGGGAAGAATACCAGACCTAGAGGGTTTATCTATTAATGACGCTAGAGTTGCAATTACAAATGCTGGATTTAATTTAGGTAATGAAACTCCATTAGGTAATAGTTCTGGTGCAACATCTTCTAACAATAATAAAGTTAAAGGTAGAAACGATACAAACAGTTTATTAAAATATGAGTCAGTTCTAGATTTTGAGTATTACGTTTACAGTGTTACTCCAGTAGCACCAACACCTACACCAACACCTACACCAGCACCTACACCAGCACCTACACCTACTCCAGTGGCGCCTACACCTACTCCAGTACCTACACCTACTCCAGTAGCATGTGACTACCTTGATGGTTCAACTTATTGTTTAAATGTTAATGCTCAAGGATACGGAGATGTTTATCAACGAGGATTCCCAGCAAGTTGTCCAGACATGTATTTGGGAAGAGGTTTTTGTGGAATTCCTGCACCAACACCAGTAGCCCCTACCCCTACTCCAGCACCTACTCCAGTAGCACCAAATTGTCCCTACTCCAGTAGCACCAAATTGTGTAGATGACGACGCAACCTCATGTATAGGATATAACTTATATCAAAATAGATACGACACAACATATCAAACCAGTTGCCCACCAAGACTTATAGAAACTAATTCTGCACTCTGTGGATATGTAGCACCAACACCTTCACCTACTCCAGCACCTACTCCAGCACCTACTCCAGTAGCACAAAATTGTAGCGGATACTACTATACTTATGGTGAGCCACGGTGCGGTGGTTATGCAAGCATTTACAATAGTTGTGGAGTATTCCTTGGATGTAATGACTAAGGATAAGGTATACTGATTACTATGAAAAAAGATTTTTTTGCTAATATAGATGGAGATAAAATAAATTTTTTATCTATTGAAATAAATTCTGATGGAACCTCTGTAGATCCTTTATTAGATGATAAATGTTATGTACTTTCAAATAATCCAACTGCTTTAAATATAACTCATTTAAATTATTTTCCAGCAAGAAAAAGTATTTGGGATGGATCATCTTTTATTGCCCCAGAAGGCGAAGAGCACAAACCTGCATGCAATCCATTAGATTTTTGTGTAGACGGTTGTGAATCTATTGCTTTTATTGTTAATAATGTTTATTATGGCGGTATAGGATATTGCGTAGGAGTGGCTACTAATGATATGCTTATTGCTGCATTAAGTAGTAATCCTGAAATAACTTTTGAAATAGTTTAGGAGTAAGATATGTTGGAAGAAAACTTATCCCCGTATCAAAAATGGAAAAAAAATCTTGGAGAAACAAGACCTTGGGATCTTGCAAATCCTAATGCCGAATGGGCAGACGAAAAAAAAGCAACAGATAGATACTCCATATGTAAGTCTTGTCCAGAACTTATTAAATTAACAAAGCAGTGTAAAAAGTGTGGATGTCTAATGCATTTAAAAACAAAACTAGAAAAAGCAGTATGTCCATTAAGTAAGTGGTAAAATGAAAACTCCTTATTTATTAAAAACAGTATTTCCACCAGCAGAACATTTAGAGTTGCAAAATCTAGCAATGAACTTATGGTCAACAGACAAGAGTACTTATGATGAATCGTTTGGTAGACACCAATGGACAATTTGGGACAATACTCACGGTACAAATATAGAGCCACTTAGAAAGTTTCATGAAATGTTATTACCTTTGGCAAGAGAAGAATTTGAGTCAGAAACTTTATTGCCATCATGGTGTGTGCTAAGTATTTA